GGAAGGTGTCGTGATGAATCTTACCGAACGACACGCGGACCGCATCGAATACGCCGAGGATGGCTCGGCTTCCTTCACTTTGCGCAAGCCCCTGGTGACCAAGGACGGCGAGGTTGCGTTCCTCGCTCTCCGCCGGCCGGATCTCGACGACATCCTGACCCAAGATAAGCTGGGAGGGGATCATCACGATCAGGCCGGTTGGTTGGTATCGCGCCTTTCCGGCGCGAAGGCTGCCGACGTTGAGGCGGTTGATGGCGAGGATGTCATGACTTTGGTCGCCATCGTCTCCGGCTTTTTCGATCGGCTTGCCGATGGTAGGAAGCTCTACCCCGAAAGCCTGATGGAGCATTACGCCGAGCGTATCGTCCGGACGGATGACGATGCCACCCTCACCTTGTTCAGGCCCCTGGCGACCAAGGACGGCGAGAAAACGGAGATCACGCTACGGCGGCCGACCTTCAAGGAAACGAAGATCAACAAAGCCGGCAACCTGTCCGGCGCGGCCAAACTGATTGCGACCTTGTCAGGCATCGGACCTCTCACACTCGGCAAGATCGACGCGCTGGATGGTCTGATCCTGGGGGAGATCGTCGATAGTTTTTTGGGGAGATACCCAGGCACTGGCGATCAATAGCCGCCGATGTCGCGGGGATACTGAACACCGGCCTGGACGCCGTCGAGAACTGGACCCTGGCCGAGCTTTACGTGTGGCACGCCGAAGCGGTCAGGGTGTTTAAACTTCTGCACGGGGACAAGTAATGGCCGGAAACATGGCCTTCAGCCTCATCTTCAATGTGCTTGACCAGGCGACCGCGCCGATCAAGGCCATTGCCTCCGCCCTCAGCGAACCGGCCGATGCGGCCGCCACTGTCGGCGAGGCGGGGGAGAAGGCCGGAACCCGACTTGGCGCCGGTTTGAATCGCGCCCATGAAGCGGTCCTGCATCTGGGCGACGCCTTCCGCCATCCGATTTCCCGGATCGCCGAATTCGGCAAAGCGGCCGGCGAGGCTTCCGAGAAATTCGCGCGATCGTTCGGCGGCATGGGAGCCATGGTGGCCGAAGGACTCTCGATCCGGGATGTGGCTGGTCAGAAAGAATTCTTCGACCACCTGAAAATCAACACCGACATGTCGAAAGCGGGCGTCGACCAGCTTAAAGATAGCCTTAACAGCGCGACGATGGAGTTCGGCGTCAACCAGGGCGCCATGATGGATGCCTTCAAAAGCTTCAGGGCCAATGGAGGCACCGTCGAATCCTTTAAGGCCGATGCTCGCACCATCGCCGCCTCCATCCAGTTGATGGGGGCGAGCGCCGAGGATGCAGGCAAACTCACTGCGGCGATGGGAACCACCCTGCACATAAAAAAACCGGAGGAGATCCTTGGAGGTGTTGCCCTTCTTCGCAAGCAACTGGTAGGCATCGATGGTGGATTTGCCTCATTCGCCGGAGGCTCCGATCGCTTGGGTGAAAGCATGGAAGCCTTGGGGATGAAGGGGAATCAGGCGCTCGCCGCTGTCGGTGCCGTTTTTGCTGTCGCCGCCAAGGGTGCGGGGGGCAATGGCCGCAAGGCGATGATCGCCACACAAGGGTGGCTGGACGATCTGACCCAGCGCGGCTATCAGGCCCAGCTGTCGCAAGGCCTGGGCGAGTCTGTCGTCGACAAAAATGGCCGCGTCGACGATCCGCGCATCCTCATGCAGAAGATGGCCGCCAAATACGCCGAGGCTATGAAGCTACCGGAGAACCGGCAAGTTGCCGCCGTCGCAGACCTCGACAGGATGTTTGGCGAGAGCGCAGCAAAGATGTTCAAGGCGGTAGGCGGTGAGATCAAGGCAACGGGCGGATCGGCGACCATGGACCGCATCTTGGGCACCAAGGGCGACGGCGCCGAATTGCTGGACAAGGCGTCGCGAGCCGGCGAAGGACTGAGCGCCTCAATGAACCGCCTCCGTACATCAATGTCGATGGCCGCTGAAAGCGTCTTCACCGGTCCTCTCGAAATCTTCGCCACCGCCATGAACGCCTGTGGCGGGACGGTCGGCAAGATGGTGCTGGGTCTCGCCGCTATGGCCGCCGCCGGTCACGCCATTGGCTGGATCTATAAGGCGATCGAGGGCTTTAAGCTGCTGCGGGCCACCTTGCTGGTTTTTGAGTTCAAAGGAATTGTTACGGGGCTCGTCTCGGTCGGCGGCGCGATCTGGTCCAACGTGGCCGCCGTCACCGCGTGGACCGCTTCGCTCGCCCGGAATGCCGTGGCGTGGACGGCGATTCGCCTGAGTGGCCTGGTCAGCGGGCTGGCTTCGGTCGCCTCCGGCCTGGTGCCGGTGATCGCCGCATCCTGGGCGTGGACGGCGGCCATGTTGGCCAACCCGGTCTCTTGGATCGTCATGGGCGTGGTGGCGGCGGTGGCCGCCGTGGGAGCCGCCGCCTATTACCTCTATCAAAACTGGACCAAAATCTGGGGCGGCATCGGAGGTGCGGTCAGCACCGTCTGGTCGGCGATCGAGTCGGTGTTTCAGCCGGCAGTCTCGTTCTTCACGGGCGTTTGGGATGGTGTTAAAGGCGTCTTTAACGCCCTTGCAAATTGGCTTGGCGCTGGTTTTTGCGGCGACCTGGTGACGATTTTCAAAGCCTGCGCCGCCCCCGTCCTGATGTTCGCGGCGCTGCCGCTTCTGATCGTGGATCACTGGTCGGAGATCGTCGCCTTTTTCAAGGGCGTCTGGGATGGGATCACCACCGGCCTGTCTGATCATTTGGTCAAGCCGGCCACCGAGGCTTTCCAGGACTTGATCAAGCCGGTCACCGATCTGGGCGCCGGGATCAAGGATATCCTGGGCGGTGCCTGGGACTGGGTTGGTCATAAATGCTCCGAGATGGTCGATTGGGTCTCGCAAAAGCTCGACGGGCTTTTTGACAAGCTCAATCAGGCGAAGGACTGGCTGGCCGATGTCACACGGCCGGCGCGGGAAATGGTCAAAGGCGCGGTTGGCGCCGTGGCGCACAGTGCCCCGGTCCAGTACATGGCACGCGCGGCGGACAAGGCCATCGACACCCTGGAGATGGGGCAGCGGACCAAACAGGCCGTGGCCTTTTTTGAGAGCAAGGGGTGGACCCATAATCAGGCGGCCGGCGTAGCGGCTTCCTTCAAAGGTGAATCCAGCTTCAATTCTTTCGCCGTTGGCGACGGCGGTCACGCCTATGGCCTTGGCCAATGGCACGAGGATCGCCAGGCCGAATTCGCCAAGCGTTTCGGTCACGACATCCATGGGTCGAGCATGGAAGAGCAGCTTGAGTTTGCTCATTATGAACTGACTCAAGGTAAAGAGAAGGCGGCCGGCGATGCCTTGGCCCGCACCGCGACGGCGGCCGACGCGGGCGCGGTGGTGTCTGCGCGCTATGAGCGTCCGGCTGATCAATATGGTGAGGCTAGCCGCCGCGCCGCCAGCGCCGAGGCCATAGCCGGCGCCGTTCCCGGATCACAGGTCGCGGCCAACGACAACAAAGGCACCGTCGGCGCCGCTGTTCCTTCGGCCCCGGCGTTGGCCGCCGCGCCCCAACCCTTGAGCCGCCCCGAATCGGCTCCCGGCGCATCTGGCAAAACCGAGAACGTCATCGTCATCCGGTTCGACAATCTCCCGAAGGGCGCGCGTCCCCAGGTCCAAAGCCAATCGCCCGGGCTCGCCATCCAGCTTGATCGCGGCTCCTCCATGGCGGCGGGGTGAGCATGGCGTGGCTTGACGACATCCAAGACGCGAGTTTCCGGGGCGTACCATTTTCCGTCGACAAGGATCAAACCAAGGGCGGCCGGCACGTCGCCCATCACACTTATGTGAAGCGCAACAAGGGCTATCCGGAAGACATGGGGCGTAAAGATCGGGGTTATCACTTCGACGCCTATACGCTTGGTGATGACGCTTTCGCCGCTCGCGACGCCCTTATCGCCGCGCTTGAGGACGATGGTCCGGGCACCCTGATCCATCCGACCATGGGGACGATGCAAGTCCAGGTCGAGGACTGGACTGTTGCCGAAGATCTGGTCAAGGAAATGCGAATCTGCCGATTTTCGCTGGCCTTCGTCGAAGCCGGCGACGTTGCCGTGCCCACCGTGAGCGCCGACACCAGCGCCCAGGCCGGCACCGCATCCGATACCGCGACGGCCAGCAATCAGTCCGCTTTCGAGGGGAGTTTTGCCGCATGAGCACCGACGCGGTCACGCTCGCCGCCATCGCCGACGCCGGGGCTTTGCTCGATGTCCTGGCGGACATCGCGGCAACTATCGATTTTTCCGCCAGCGTGGTGGCCAACACCTCATCAACCGGTGCGGTGACCATCGCCAACGTGGCGGGGTTGTCGATCCTGGCCGACATCGCCACCGTCCAAGGCAATCTCGCTCAGTTGGTTGCAGTGCCTGCCGATTTGGCGGCGGCGATCGTCGGGCTGGTCCAGGAATTTCAGGGCACCGGAGTGGATTTCCGGGCGATCGCCGCCGCCACCATCACTTGGGCGTCGTCGATCCCGGCCGCCGGCCTCGGCTACGCTCAGATCATCGCCAACCGTACCGCCATGGCCAATCTGCTGGCTTTCCAGGGATTGATCGAGGCGGTGCGCGCGGCGACGACGGCCACTTACGATTCGCAGGATACAGCGTTGGCCATGCGTGACGATCTTGCCGATCGGCTGGACACCGCCATCATGACCACCGCCAGCCGTCCTTTGCGCGCCGCTCTCGACGCGCTCCGGGTGGCCATGGTTACCGACATCAATACCCGCGCGGCCAGCCTCGATTCTCTGGCAGTTTTCACGCCGGCCCGCGTGCTGCCGGCGCTGGTGCTGGCCCACATGCTCTATGACGATCCGACCATGGCGGCCGACATCTGCGCCCGCAACGCCGTCGCCCATCCGGGCTTTGTGCCGGCGGTGCAACTCACGGTGCTGGCACCATGACATCCGATCTCGTCACCCTTAAAGTCGGCCGCAAGATCTACAGCGGCTGGACCGATATCGCCATCGACATGTCCTTGACCGAGATCAGCGATTCCTTTTCCGTCTCGATTACCGATCTCTTCCCTGGGCAACAGAAGCGCTTTCAGGTGCAGCCGGGGAACGCATGCTCTTTGGCGATCGGCGATGACACGCTTATCACCGGCTACATCAACGATGTGGAGATTTCCTACGACACCGAATCGCACAGCCTATTCGTCCGGGGACGCGACAAAACCGGCGATCTGGTCGATTGCTCGGCGACGCCGCATGGTTTTGGGAACTGGAACCGCGTCAGCATCATGGACATCGCCAAGGTGCTCCTGGACCCCTTCGGGATCACGGTCACCTCGACCGTCCCTGACACAGCCAAGGCGATACGCGGCCACACGGTGCAGATGGGTGAAACCGTCTGGGAATGTCTCGATCGCGCATTTCGCCAATATGGCGTCATGGCCATGGCGGACGGATCGGGCAACCTGGTTCTGACGCGGCCCGGTGACGGTGGCGCTCTGGCCGAGGCGCGGCTCGGTGGCATTATTCTCGCCGGCTCCGCATCCTATTCGGGGCGTGAGACCTTCAAGGACTACTATGTCCTCGGCCAGTTTCCCGGTGGCAACGATGCTTATTCCGATCCGAGCGTTACCACGATGGCCAGCGCGCATGTGACCGACCCCAATGTTACCCGCTTTCGGCCGCTGATCGTCCATGTCGAATGCAACACCTCCGACATGGCCTTCCTTCCAACCCGCGCGGCCTGGGAAGCTGCCTATCGCTCCGGCAAGGGGCGGCGTTTCCAGATCACGGTGCAAGGGTGGCGGGATGCCAACGGCAAGCTCTACGCGCCGAACACCATGATCCGGCTCGAAGATGATTTCCTCGGCGTCCACGAGTCGCTGCTCGTTGTCGCCGTGCATTTGTCTTTGAGCGAAAGCGGCACCCTTGCCGGGCTAACCTTGAGCCGCAAGGACGCCTTTATTCCGGCGCCGCTGACCAGCCTGCCGCCTTACGAAAATGGGACGGGGGCAAAGCCATGATGCGCGCCATCAATAAACTGATCGACCCGATCAAGCGCCAAATCCGCAACGCGATCGCGCGCGGCATCCTGACGTTGATCGACGATACGACCGGCTTGCAGCGGGTCCAGGTCCAGCTGATGGCCTTCCCGCAACCGGATGGCTCGATGGGGTCCGAGGTCAATTCGGATATCGAGGTGATGGCGCATTACGCCTTTACCTCGGTGCCGTTTCCGAGTGCTGAATGCGCTTATGTGGCGGTCGGCGGTGTCCGCGCGCACGGCCTTGTCATCGCCACCGACGACCGGCGCTATCGTCCGACCGGATTGGCGACGGGCGAGTCCATGCACTACGACGATCAGGGCCAGCAGATCTACATCAGCCGTACCGGCATCGTGATCAAGGGTGCGGGGCTGCCGGTCATCGTGACCGACACACCATCGGTTACCCTCGACACGGCAAAAACGGTTTGCACCGGCACGTTGACCGTCGAAGGGCTGATTACCGGGGAGGGCGGCATTGGTGTCACGGGTAATTCAGGCACGGGAGCCACCGCAAACATCACCGGCAATATCGTGGTCACTGACGGTGATGTGACGGTCGATGGCATCGCGGTCAAGGGGCACGGTCACATTGATGAGGGCATCGGCTCTCGCACCTCCAATTCGGTGGAGTGAGGCCATGGATATCGCCCTTCAATACGACGAAAGCCTTGGCGGTTTTGATATCTATCTCGACGGTAGCGACTTGGCCGTGGATGACGGGCTGGAGACCGCCGCCATCCTCTCGCTCTTTCTTGACCGCTTCGCCAACGCCGACGATCCGCTCCCGAAGGGCGCCTCCCGTCGTGGCTGGTGGGGTGATAGGGTCACCCCTTTGGCGCGCCCCAAGCGCGGCACCGGCTCCAATCCCGACCGCATCGGCTCCCGTCTTTGGTTGCTCCAGCGGGAGTGTCAATTGCCATCCGTGCTGCCGCGCGCCAAGGCGATCATCGCCGAGGCTCTGGCCTGGATGACCGAGGACGGGTGGGCGTCGTCGCTCGATATCAGTGTTTCGTTCCCCCGCCGTGGATGGTTCGCCTTCCGCGTCAAGGCGTACAAGCCGGATGGCACCTCCACCACATTCTATCATCAAATTCCGTGGGGCCTCTGATGACCATCACCACACCGGATCTCCCCACCATATCGCAATCGACGGCCTCGGCGATCGCCACCCGACTGGAGGGGGCGGACGCGACGCCGCCGCGGTCGGTTTTGGGTGTCTTGGCCAAGGCAATTTCCGGTGCGGTCGACGGGCTTTACGGCGCGATCGAAGAGGTGGCGGCCGACATTATATTTGATAGCGCGGTAACGGATTTTCTGATCCGTTACGCCGCCCGCTGGGGGATTA